AATAAAAACCGATGATGTGATTAACAGTGAGTATTACACACTATTAAAACTACCATTTGCTGTATTATTTATGCCAATGTGTAAATCTTACAACATCTACGAAGAAAACTTTAAGTATTAGAACAAAATAATTGTTATATAATGGATGATAAAGGAGAAATTTTCAAGATAAAATCAGTAGGTGGTAACTTTGTTGCTGAAGAAAACAAGAGAAAAACCATATCACCTTTTAATAGTGCCAAGCATTTTAAAGATGCCAACATACCAGCATTATGTGATCAATGTATCTATCGTAGTATAGAAGAGGGTGGTAATGGTAAATGTCCAAAGTACGAAAAGGGTGCAGTATGTGGAATCAGAACTGACTTTGTAAGTTTATTGAATAGTCTTGATACTAGAAACCCAGAAGATGTTAAAGACATGCTAGATCTAATAGCCAAACTATCTATGGAGAACGTATTGATGGCATTGACTCAAGCTAAGTTTGATGGTAATGTACCAGATAGAAATACTAAATCTGAAATTAATACTCTACTGAATGTGATAAAAGCAATCAACGATTTAAATAGTAAAATAGTAGTTACAGAGAAGACAGAGTTTGGTAAGACTGGTGATATATCTAGTATATTTAGACAGATAAAAGCACAGAAAACGGTGTCAGATGCCTCGAACCTCGAATGAGCAAATACAGGAACGCCTTGATTTCGTCAAGACCGTAACTGATTGTGCTCAATCACCTACTAAGTTTGCAGAGGTATTTCTAGATCACAAGGTATTTGATTACAATAGAAAATATCTAGATTGTAAAGATAGATTCATAGTATATAGATCAGGAAGACAGGTAGGTAAAACAGTATCAACTGCTATCAAAGCTATACATTTTGCCTTCTTTGCCCCTGTATTATTAGAAACTGTTAAGAATGAATGCACTATAGTTATAGCTGCACCTACACAAAATCAGGCTACGATTATGTTTGACAAGATAAGATCACTGATAATGGATAATGACTTTCTAAAAGGATATGTTATACGTAACACACAAACTGCATTATGGATTTCATTTCTAGATGGTAATGGAGTATCTAAGATTATCACTAGGGCTACTGGTGAAACTGGTATAGGACTTAGAGGTTATTCACCACATGTTATTATTGCAGACGAGTGTTCTTTCATCAAGACTGACATATTAAAAGCATTCCTACCTTCTGGTATGGCTACACAAGCTAGAGTATGGTTAACATCTACACCTTTCTCAAAGGCTGGTTATTTCTATGAAGCATGTATGAATTCCAAACCAGCCAACCCAGATGGCTTATGGACACAGTTTCATGTCAAGTCTACTGATAACCCACTCATTCAAAAAGATCCATCATTCTTAGAAGAGATTAAAAGATTAACCAGAGAAGAATACATACAAGAGGTAGAGGGTGAGTTCCTAGATATTGGTGATGCGTTATTCCCTAACTCTATATTGATGGAAGCTATAGGTGACTATACACCAAAAGGTAGAGTTAGATACTTCATGGGTGTAGATGTTGCTAGAACTGGTAGAGATGAAACAGTATATACCATAGTATCAGTTGATGACAATGATGTAGTATCCGTTGAAGAAATTGAAAATGAATCACAATCTAATGTAGTACAAGTGGCTGGTAGAGTAAAAGAGTTTATTGACAAGTATAAGATAGAGACAGTATTTGTTGATGAGACTGGATTGGGTGGTGGTCTAGTTGACTTGGCAAGATCACAAGGATCTCCAGTAAGGGGTGTTATGTTTACACTACAAGAAAAAGCCAAGATGTATGGTGATTTGAGAATGTTGTTTGAGAATCATAGAGTAAAGATTAAACAGATTAACAAGTTAATATATCAATTATCATATCTAAGAAGAGAATATACTGAAACGGGTATCATGAAGATTAGGTCTGATGAACATGATGATTACCCAGATAGTCTTGTATTAGCCTGTAAGGCTGTGGCTGGTGGAGATAGTTGGCATGTAATGGATATGTCTAAGAAACTCCAAAAGGCATTGTTTGGTTAAATTTAAATACATTGGTTATATACCTTATATATGCCTACACAGGATGAGATAAAAGATAATCTTAAGAAATTAGTGTTATGGAATAGGTATTTAAATGACCCAGACAGTGAGAAGGCAGACTCGAAAGAACAGAGTTTAGAGACTTTAACTGATGATAAATTAGAAGAAGTAACAAAGAAACCAGTAGAAAAGGCGTTATGGGAAACTTGGTTAGATAATAGACAATTACCACTATGGCATAAATTATTAAAAGGAAAGGTATGGCATGATGGAACTTTGACACCAGAGAATCTAGCTCGTGCTTTTAATGTAGAATCTGGTAAAAAGAATGTAGATGCCATAGGATCATCACAAGTTAAAAATGATGAATTAGCACGGGCGGTAGATGCTGTTTCTGATACTTTAAGAAATGTTAAGGGTGGTAAAAGAACTAGTTCTGATAAGAAGATTACTTATGGTAGTAAGGATAAAACTGTAGCTGAGATCGCTGATGCAAAAATGCCATCTGGTATGAGAAAACTATTAGAAGGTGCTAAAATGAGACAGATTAAAAACAGTGCTAATGTAGAGAAAGTCAGTATGGGTGATCCATCAAAAGGCAATCAACATGAAAATACTGCCCAAAATACTAATGACGATATAATAGATGATGAACAAATTTATATAGGAAAACCATCAAAACAAGGTAAGGTAGACAAACATGATTAATGGTAGCGAATTAAACAAACTACAGAATACTAAAGTAGGAGATACTATAAATTACTATGTCAATGGCACACCTATGAGTGGCGTGGTTACAGCCATGAGTGGTTCTTTTATAAATGTCGCTAAAGATAACATGGTTAGAACTATAAGAATTGATGATACATTCTTTGTTAAAGATATTATTATGAAAAACAAGTCATGGAATGAAATGACTATGGAAGAAAAAGGTGAAGCTCTAGTAAATGTCAGAGCATATTCACCACGATTCCTATCAAAGACTTGGGAACAATTACCACAAGAATTAAAAGATGCACTTAAAGGTTCTGGATTTAGAAAAGAACTACCGATTAAGAAACCAAAGATAGAAGAACCAGTAGAAGGACAGGTAGAGAAAGGTGGTGGATATAGAACAGATCTACCTAGAGAGAAACCAAAGAAGATGATTATTGACGAACCAGAAATCTCAAAACCAGCAAAGAAAGCACATGACTTAAGTACCACTAGCGAGGATGATGACTCTAGTGATTTTCAATGGCACAAAGCAGACTCATCAGATAATCTAAAAACAAATCAAGGTACATATGATTCTAAGGGTAAGCAAATTGATAATAAACCAGTAAGTCCTACAAAAGTAGGAAGGGCTGATAAACATGTAGCAACAAAATCTCACTCTTGTGATGAAGTAGAAAAGTCTATAGAGAAGATGAATAAAGAATTTGCAAAGTTAAAGTCTGGTGTTGAACAAGGTGCTTATGGTAATGCAGGTGGTAGACCATTCGCAGGTGTCTCTACACAGATGGATATTGATGCTAGTGAAGATTATGAAGGTGCAACTCACAATGATTTTAAAGAACAATTTAAACATGAGAAACAAAAACCAGAGACTACTATGGAAGGTCATAACAAGAAAAAGGATTCTTCAGTATCGACTGGTACAACTGGCGTATTCAATGCTACAAACTCAAGTGGTGAAAAGAAGGAGGAAGAGGAATGAACGATCAATTTGATACGAGATCAAAGTTCGGAATAAGATACCTAAGCAAAGCAGAATCAGATAAACTACTTGAAACATTAAAATCTAAAACTGGAAGACCAAGTGAAAGTACACCAGAAGATTTATTCAGAGATCGCCCAGATATATTAGGTGCAGATGCCGCGGCTACTAGACAATCTACCCCAAAATATGATGACAAAAAAGTAACCGCTGCTCTAGAGGCTGGTAAGAAAAAAGATCAGGAAGACAAAGCAAGAGAACAAGCAGCTAAAAATCCACCGCCAAAAGCTGAAGGTCATAAATACTTTATGGGATCTGAAGCATTAGGTAGTGGGGCACACTCAAGAGAAGTATCAGAAGATGTTTATAATAAAGTGCATCATCAAGGTTACAAACCAAAAATAATTGAAGGTGAAGATGGTAAAAGTGTTGTCACTGCACTGTCAGAAGCAGATCAGAAAGCCGAAGCAAATAAGAAAGGTGGTGCTAGAGGTGGTAAAAGAGTAGGTGCTGGTAGAAAGCCTAGTAAGAAATCATATGATGAAATGTATTACAATAATCTAATCATCAGTGGAGATGATTCAATAACTGCAAAGTTAAAAGCAATCACACATGAGTTAAAATCTGATAAAAAAAAAGCTTTAATTGAAGGATTAAAATCTACAACATACGAATTAAAAGCTATAGCAGAATCACTCAAAGGTGGAGGATGGAGAAAAGATTTAAGTCGTAAGAGAAAAAAGCCAAAAACCCATGTCACACCTACTCATGAGGATCATGTAGCAACTACTACTGATGACAATCGAGATAGTACGAATGCACCTAGTACAAATGAAACAGGAAAAGAAAAGAAGGGAACTGCAAATATGATGGGTAAAGAAGCTGGTGATGACTTTATGGAACAATTTTATGCAAGATTTGGTAGGAAACGAGAAGATAACCCTGCTGAGATAGATCAAAGTAAAACTGAAGAAGTAAAAGATAGAAAATATGACCCACCAGAAACAACAAATAAACCAGAGAAAGACAAAGAAAAGTTTCCAAATCCTAAAAAATATACCAGAGCAGATGGTAAATTCGATAACAGATACCACGCATAAACACATAACCCTTATATAATCACTATATTAACTTATCTATATGCGAAAGGATGATACTTTCTATTGTATAGAATGTGGTGCTCAGTTACCTTGGCGTTATAAAGGAAGGCAAAAGATCTATTGTTCACAGACTTGTAGAAAGGATTATGCAAAAAAGCATAAATAGTTCTACGCTATCCGAAAGTTGTGGTTAAGATTTATATAGATGGTGGTACAAGACACTCCAATATATGCATGGTTGATGGCACTCATGTCGCTGTAAAATATAGGGGTGGTAAGCCAACCAATAATGAACTTGAATACCTAGCCCTAATGTATGCACTTGGTTATATTCGTGACAAGTACAAGTGTGCTGATGTAGAAATATGTTCAGATTCTATGCTTGTAGTAAAACAGATGAATGGTAAATGGAGAGTTACTACTGAATCACTTCTACCACTATGGGAAAAATGTCAATCAATGATGACTAATAAAATAAAAATAAGATGGATACCCAGAGAGTTTAACCTTGCTGGTCATGTGCTGGAGAAACCTTAACAGGGTAAGTTGGGTGTGCAGTAGAACCAGTATCATTACTGGTTGCTTTATAGTGATCTAATATTCTTTTAAAGATTACAGAATCACTTTCATACATATCACCGTTTCTAGTCTTCTTAACTAGTTTGGCTAATTTTCTAAACTCTTCCTTATCAGCCCAACTAATACTGATAGTTGTATGTGAGTTACCAATTTTACGCCTTGCCATAAATACATTTCAAATTACTTATATATAAATGTTCTTCCATTATAATAGATACGTTTATATAACAAATATATGTATGTAAAATATGGGTATACAAATTACAGCCAAGTTTAATGGTACTTGTAATTGTGGAGAATCGTGGAAAGTAGGAGATGATATTTTCTATCAAAAATTCCCTAAAGCAATATGTGCTAATGAGACATGCTTCATAGAACAAGGTGGGGTTAAGGATACTCCTAGAAGAAAGGCATTTAATCCCACTGATCCAAGAAGCATAATCATTACCAATGTACCAGAAGTTAAAATCTCAAATGATACATCCATGATAGCAGACTTGTGGCGACAATACTTTAGACAGGCACATGAACTGACTAAGGAAGTTTATCCACAAGAAGATGTTAACGCAGATAGATTCGGTATGATTAGGCAAACAATACTTAATCAGTTAGTTAATCTTGCTGGTGTTATAGTCACAAGAGACAGAGAGTAATCCCTCTTTTTTATTTTACACGACTCACAGTAAACATATGATGTATGTTCAGTAGTACGAACTTCTTCTCCACACATTAAACAATGTATATTTTCCACAATAAAATCAAAATTAACTAGTATATAAATCTTACTATTTATCCAAGTCTAGATTATACCAACCCATCTCATGTAGTATATCAACAAGTCCATATCCAGCCAAGTCAGCGAAAGTATCAAAAGTTCCTTCAGATCCCAGATCTACTTTATTTACAAAGTGCTCACGGAGTCTACTGGTTTTATCATAAACTCTACAGAATATACCTAGCTGTCCCAAATCATTTATGTTCTTCTTACCATACTTATGATTCTTTGAAATGATTAACAGAGCCATGGCATCAGTTACTATCTTAACAGCATCTTGAAAGTTCTTTGGTTGTAAGTCATATGCACCAACTTTTTGTAAAGCAGTTTTAAAATCAGGACAATCTTCAATCATGTTTACCATGTACTACCCTTATCAGAACAATCCATATGAGCCCCACAATTAGGACATATCAAATGACATGCATTAAGATTCTTCATCTCAAAGTCACACCTATCGCACTTCATAAAAAAATTAAGAAGTAGTTTGCTTGGGTGCAAACATACTGAGAGCTAGCATTTTTCTGCCAGTCTTTTCGGCTTCTCTCTCAACTACCCAAACGTCTAATCCATCTGATGCATCCTTCTGGACACACTTTTCCACTACGTCATTCCAGTATTCAGATTTTGCTTGACCGATTATAGTCTTACCAAAGGAATGTCTCATTCCTTCAGTAGTCTTAATCTCTGCAATATCCGAACCCAATCCCTCAACGTATCTTACCTTAAAGTTCTGGACAGTTAATTTGTCTCCAGCCTTAAGTGGTACAGATTTCTCATACGTTTTTCCAGTATCGAGTACTTCGGAAACGTTCATTAGTTATTGATAGTTAATCTAAAATATAAAGGTTATTGTTGGTAAACTAAACAATCAACACAGTAGATCTTACCTCGTGTTGGTTTTAATTCAACATTGGATTTAAAACATTTATGACAGAGACCACGCATAGTTACTTTTAAATAGTAGGATTTAATATACTATTTGTGGAATGGGAAAGATTACCAAATGGTAAATGGAAACCTAAGAAGGTTTTTACAAAGTCATCTGATGGTAAGTTTGATTGGGATGATCCAAGATACATAGCCAAGATGAAGAAACAAATGCAAGAGACAGTAATATGGTGTGAGTTTTGTAAGGATTATTATAACTTACTAGCCCCATGCATACATCATTTACCAGATACATATGCCAATTTTAAAAAGAAAAAAGAGTATTATAGTAAGCCTGTAGAATACAAATCTGATGATACTTTAGATTAAAAAAAAGAGTTTAGATGATCTCGAACTCATCGTTCCAACCAGCTCCTCGCCAAGTGGAATCGAAAGCTCTGACCTTCAATGTTGCCTTTCCTTTCAGGGATCTGTCTTTACGTTTCAGTAGAACTTCAACGTCATTATCCCCTGCTTCTGTTTGGAAAGCAATTACAGGAGAACCGTTTTGGTAGATGCCACCACTAATAAAATGTGCACCATCAACTCTAATTCGTAGAGTTGTTCCTTCTTTAGCTGCGTTTCCCTGTTTTGATGTAATGAAACTTGCTGAGTATTTCATTGTTAAATAAATATATACTGGTGTATTTAAGTGTTTCTGATGAATTGGTTATTCATATATGTGGTCATTACAGGGTTCGTATTTGGATGGACTTTGAACATGATACATACAGCTGACTTGGTATATAAAACAATACCAGAACATTTCCCTATAAAAAATATGTCCATGACAAAAAATTATGAGGGCGTGAAAGATTGGGGTGGTAGTAGACTACCATGTATGACTAGTCTTTATTATCTGGATACTCATGTGCAAGTAGATCTTTTCAACTGTCAAGTTTAAAACAATAGGTTAATATAATGGTCGCACCTACGACTATACATGTTCTGCATACGCAAAACAATAGAACTTCCGAAGAAAGATTCAGTCATACACCTAAGACCTTTAGGTGATATTCATTTGGGTAACTTGGGATGCGATGTAGACAAGTATATGAAGAACATCGAGTTCCTAAAAAAACACGATGATTATATTGTCATTGGAATGGGAGATTACATTGACAATGTAATGGCATATGCTAATGGTGGTGTTGACAAACGTTGGAATCCAGAAACGATTGACAGACGTATGTTAACAACCGAAGAACAAACAGAGACTTTCATAGAATCATGGAAGCCTATAGCCCATAAGACTCTAGGACTTCACGCTGGAAATCATGAATGGAAAACCATTAACCAGAAAAGATTCATCACAGATTTTTGTAAACCATTAGACCTACCTTATATGGGTAGACTTGCATACACAAGTTTAACATTTGAACACAAAGGCAAGGAAATCAGAAACTACCTCATATTATCAATGCATGGGGGATACTCTGGTATTCAAGCAGGTGGTGCTGTCAACAGAATGAAAGCAATCACTGGTGACTTTGACTGTGACTTGGTACTGATGGGTCACAACCATGATACATGGGTAAGACC